TGTTCCCCGCAAGCGAGCCGTCGCCCGAAGGATCGAAGTTGTAGCCGTAGGTCTCTTCAGGCAGCGCGGAGACCGAGCCGAGCGCGTATTCCTGGGCGGTGGCGGTATTGATCGCCTTGACCGGCACCGGCGCCGTTTTCGCATTGTATACCGGCACAGCGACGGTCGCTGTCAGGCCGCCGCCAGTCGTGATCGTAGGGTTGCCGGTGTTGCCGGAGCCGCCGACCAGACCGCCGGCAGTGCTCGCGATTGGCAGTGGGAGCCATGTCGTGGTGCCGTGCAGCCGATACTGGCATTCGAGCTCAACGCTGAACGGCCCCTTGGTGCCCTTCTTCGTGTTGATGTCGCACAGACCCTCGGTGAACACGATGTCGAAACGCACCTTGTCGACCGCCTCCGTGGTCTGGTGAACCGTGAAGGACGTATCGAGCGTGATGCCCTTGTTGATCTGGACCACCGAGCCGGGGAACCAGTCATTTACCGGGTCGGTCAGCGTGCCCTTGCCGAAGCGCCACTGCACATCCTTGAAGTTCGTGATCGGCTGCTCGTTGATCTCGATGTCTTCGATGCTGTCGATTTCGCCGTCGTTGAGGATCGTGCGTAGATAGAGATACTGGTTGTCGCCGACATTGACGGTGTAGCAGTCGGAGAAGTTGCCAGCGATGCGGAACTCGCCGTAGCCGGCCGGATACGGGATCCCCTCGGTCGCCGAATTCTTGGGTCCGTCGACGCCGTAGGTGTTGGTGTCGTCGTTGTTCTTGGGCGGCTTCGGCGCGAGCAGCATGTTGGACACGAGGCCGATGCCCAGCGACACGCCGGCGTAGATCAACCAGGTCTGTCCAGTCATGACGCCGACCACGACCATCGCCACCGCGGCAACGGCCATGAGGATCTTCTTGAGGCCGCCAGAACCTTGCGGGATGAGGATCAGTCCGATGTGATCCATTTTCGCGAGAAGACGATCGCCGTCCTTGGCGAGCTCGACTTCTTTGCCGTTGTGGAAGACCGCCCACTCGGTTTCGGGAGGGAGATCGCCGAGCGCTTCCTTGAGCGTCAGTCCCGGCCGCCACTCGACTTCGAGATGATCGAGGTCGGACACGTCAAACGCGTTGTAGGCGATCGAGACCGAGACGAGTTTGTCATCGGTCGGCTTGGTGACGGGCGCGGCAAGGGCAAGCGCAGCCGCGGACGTGGTGGTGAGCAACTTACTCATAGATGTAGCTCGCGATCGGGCGCATGCGCCAGTTGCCAGCCAGGCGCTCCGTGGTGACGCCTTCGCCCTCGATGCAGTGGGTGAAGCGACCATTGGCGAGCATGAAGCCGACATGAGCTCCGGCACCGTCGACCCTGAAGGTCAGCATGGTGCCGGGCGTGCCGATGGGGACAAGATGCCAGCGCGCGCCGGGCTTGGTCTCGCGAACCACGATCTCCTCGATCTCGCCCAGCGTTGCCGGCGTCTTGAAGTCGGGAACCCAGCGTCCTGTGCGGCCGAACAGCTCTCGAACATAGCCGTAGCAATCCCATGCGAGCGGACCCCTGCCGCCCTTCTCGAACGGCAGACCAAGTAGGTCCGTAAATTGGGGGATCGGGTAAGAGAGCATGAGGTTCCGATTATCGCATGTGTGTTGGCTACCATGCAACTCAAATGTTCAAGCGGACGAGCCCTGGGAGACCGCGGAAGGGGATGGAGGCTGCACCTGGGAAATGTGCCATGCAACCGTTGGGACCGTCGCGGGTGTAGTCGCAGGTGGGTATCGACCCAACGTATCCGCAGCCATACCCCTTGTAGCGCCACACGCACCGATCCTTGAGCTGCCGGTGACGCGGGAAGGCAACGTTGAGGAAGTTCTCGGCGCCCAGCGTGAAGCTCACGACATAGTTGGCGGCCGACGAGGCGGTGACCTCGAACGTATGTTCCAGCTCCGGCGGCTTATCGAGCGCCTTGCTGTTCACGATCCGCAACGTGACATCGCTGAAGACGCCGCCGGCCATGGCTTCCATGCGGCTCTGGATGTAGCGCGTCTGGTCGTTCGCCTGCAGCGTGACATCCGGGTCTTTGCCGTTCTCCTGGGTGATCTGAAACTCGAAGTTTGCGGCGATATATTCCTGTCCACCGAAGATGATCGGCTCGTCGTTCCTGGCGATGTAGAGCGTCTCGGTGATGGTGCGGTCGTTGGGATCGACGACATCGATCTGCAGCAACGCCACCCAAACGGCGTCACTGGTCAGCTTGTTCTTGTCGATCGCGGAGGCGACGGAGAGGACGCGAGCCATTAGAACGTGCTCATCTTGACGGTCACGTTCCACATCCGATTCTGGCCGACACCGGCATACTTCGGCACCCACTCGTCGAAGCGGACGGTCAGGTCTTCACCCTTCAGATAGTCGTGATAGGTGAAGGAGATCACCTTGCGGTGGTCCTTCCAGAATTGTTCGAGAACTAGGAAGTCGGCGTGCGGCAGACTGATGAAGCCAGTCTGGATCTGCTCCCGCAGGGCACGCGTCGTCCGCTCGCGCCGGAACTCATAGCCGCCGTCCGTTGGGGCGGCGATCGTCTTATCGATCGGCTGGCGGTCGTAGAGCGACGGGCTCTCGCCCTGGGAGAGGGTCGGCTTGGTCGGAAACGTAGTGAGCATGCGTCACCTTAGCATGAATGTGTGTTATACGCCATGCACCCCGCTCACTTTTTGGCGAGCGAGGTCAGGGCGTCCCGAAGAGGGCCTGTTTTGCTGGCGGCTTCGAGCACCACGTTCACGATCATCTCCTTGCCGTTGAAGTGCGTGGAGACATCCGGGTGCATTTGTTCCTTGCCGTTGTTGACCACGTTGACGGTGACCGGCGGCGGGGTATTCGAGCCACCCGCGGCGATCTGCTTCTGCTCGTCTTCCGTGAGCACGCGCTCGCCCTTGAGGCCGATGATCGGAACCTCATTGGGCTGGAGGCCGATGACCCCGCCATTGTGGTAGCGCATCGCGTCCTTCCACAGGTCGGCCGGGAACATGCCGTCCATGCGGCCGTCGCCGATGATGCCGCCGTCATGGTGCTTGCCGGCCGAAGTCATGGCGAAGCTGTTCTGGATACCCGAGCCGAGGAACTGCCCGAAGCTCATCTTGCCGCCACCCGCGTTCGTCGGGGTCATACCGATCGCCGACAGGATTGCGTAGGCGATCATCGCCTCAATGATGATCTTCGCGATCTCTTTGATGATGTCGACGGCGAACTGCTTCACGTCCATCTTGCCGGACGTAAGCATGTCGACGAACGAGCCGGCGATGTTCGCGTAGGCTTCCTGCAGGTTCGCGGCCAGGTTCGACCACTGGCGAGCCTGCTGGACCACCGCGGACTCATTCTCGCGGTTGAACTGAGCTTCCTTGGCCGCGCGCCACTTGTAGAAGGCGTCGAGCTCGCGCTTACGCGCGGCGGTGCCTTCCTTGGAGACCACGACGCGCTGGTATTCGAGCCGGATCTCGGTGTTGAGCTCGGCGCGCGCGGTATCGAGCTTCGAGCCGTTGCCCAGGCCCGAGTTGATCTTATCGGCTTCCTTGGTGATCCGAGCAGCCTCAATCGCCGCCTGACCGTCCTTCGTTTCCTGGACGATCGCACGGATCTTCACCAGCATGTCTTCGAGCGGCTGGCCGGTGAGCTTCAGCGCTGAGACCATCCCCATGAGGCGGCCCTGGAGATCGTCAGCCCTCTTGTCAGCATCGAGCGTGCCGTTGGCGAAACTCTTCCACAGCTCTTCGGAGTCGGTCGTGGCCTTGACGAGATCCTTATCGAGCTTGTCGCTGAGACCCTTGACCTCACTCTGGTGACTCAGGTCGTCGAAGATCTTGGCGTATTCGCGCATCTGGTTGATGCGGTCCTGCGTGACGCCTTTGTAGAGCCCAGCCGCGACCTCTGCGTTGAACTTCGCCAGCTCGGCGGTGGTGCTGCCGTCCGCGAGCTTGGCACGCAGCTCAGCAATCCTCCCCGCCATTTGGTCGAGGCGATTGTCGAAAGACTTGTCGGCGGACATGCCGCGCATTGCCTGGTGTGCCGCGTCGATCGAGGCCGCGAGACCACGAGCTTGCTCCTTCTGAGCCGCGCTCATGTTCTTGTAAGCGCCGACGCCGT